TACCAGTTCCAGCAGTACCTAAATTTTCACCACTAGACCATGCACCAGCAGTTGTTGCAGAAGTAGATATATTCCATTCTTCTGTTGCTGTTAACCTACCAGAAGTATAACCACCTGATCCTAAAGCTGATGATTTTGTTCCTGTACCTGCTAAAGCATATCTTGCGGTACCCATGTTTCCTACTTCAGTCCAACTAGACCCATCCCATAATTCTGTGTTTACTGTTCCATTGGGAGCAAATCCTCCAAACGCTATTGCTGAAGAGTCAGTTTCTCCAGCTCCTCCTAATCTACTTCTTGTATCATTAAGAGTAGCAGTTTGCGCTGTCCATACTGTTCCATTGTAAGTTGCAGTTGCCCCTGTAACAGGACCTGAAGGTCCTCCACCAAAAGAAACTGCAGATGTTAATATTCCTGTCATTCTATGATATTGAATAGCAGCAGGTAAGTCTCCTGATGGACTAGGATTAGCTGTCCATGTTGATCCATTATATTCACAAACAACTGCAGAAATAGTAGGTCTACCTCCTCCAGCTGCTAAAGCTGCGGTTTGTGTTCCACATGCTTGTAGACGAATTGTTGCTGCAGGATAATCTCCTCCAGCTGCCCAATCAGTGCCATCATATTCATTTGTAGCGTCTGTTATTCCTCCTGGTAGTGTACCTCCAACAGATAACCCTGCTGTTAAAGTTCCTGTACCAGCGTGTTCATAAATAGCAGAAGGCATATCTTCTCCAGCTGCCCAACCTGAACCATTATATTCTTCTGTATCATTACTTACTGCTGTGGCATCCACTCCACCAAAACAAGCTGTTGCTGTTTGAGTTCCAAATCCAGCTAAATCGTTTCTACCAGTAATTAAATTACTAGCAGCTGACCATGCGCCATCTGCAATGTGTGATGCTATAGCAAAACCACCAGAGTTATAAAAAATTTCTCCTTCAATAACTCTGTCTCCTGTTGTAGCAGTAGATAAATATTTTACCTTTAAACCCTTAAGTGATTGGTAAGTTGACATTTAAATTCCTTTAGGGGATTGTTCTAAAACTTGGCTTTGATCCAATTCTTGTAACTTTATCATCTGCTGATTCACCATCAACATTATCATTGTCCCAAGCTGTTCTAGCAATATCATCGGCAGCTTTAACTAAAGCTTGTGCTTCTGCTTTAGTTTTTTCTGTACCAGATTTATCAGCTAACCAAGTTGCTCCTTTTTCATTAGCACCTATAACCCAAACATCTACAGCATCAGATCCATCGTGACCACCGTAACCTCTTAAAAAGAAATCTCTTCTGTCTTGATGAGTAAAAAAACCTTTTCCTGTGTTTGTTGCTGTACCGTATATAAATATAGCCATATTAATCCTCCTATTTTAGTTTATATATTATTAATATTATAAATCAACTATCTGTTATTACTTTTACTGCTTTTGATGCTGCAAATTCTTCAACAGTAGTTATATTAGCACCACCTGCTACTGCTAATGCTGCAGAACTATCACCAACAAGATTAGTCTGTCTTGCTGTGGCCATAGATGGAGCTGTTCTCCATGTTGATCCATCATAAATTTGAGTAACTCCAGTAACACTTGCAGGGTGTCCAGCAGTGCCTCCTGCTACTATAGTAGTATTTTTACTAGATGTACCAACGTTAGTACTAGTATACGCAGCTTGTCCAGTTCCTAAAGACGCTGGAAGAGCTGTCCATGAAGTACCATCATATTGTTCAACGAGTGTTTGTACAGCATAAGGAGAAGTACCAAGAGCACCACCTGAATACATTCCAGCTGTTTGAGTTCCAGATCCAACTCCTCTAGTTCTACCAGTTGCTATATCACCACCTGCTGTCCAACTTGAACCATCGTATTCTTGAGTAATGTCTGTATCAGCACCTCCACTTACAGACAAAGCCGCTGTTTGAATTCCTATTCCAGTACCTGATTGAACACCTGTAGGTAAATCACTTTGTTCTGTCCATGATGTACCATCATATTCTTCAACTTCACCTCTTTGTGCACCTGCTGGAGAATTGCCTCCCATTGCAAGAGCAGCTGTTTGAATTCCACAACTACCACCTATAAATCTTCTATTATTAAAATCGCCACCAGCAGTCCATGAACTACCATCATAGTGAAAAGTACCAACTAACATTAAATTAGCTGGAGGTGCTGGTTGAGGTCCTACATATCCAGATGCATATACTGCAGCTGTTTGTGTACCTGCAGAAAAACCATGTCTATTTGCAGTAGGGTGTGCTGCACCGCTAGACCATGCTTCAACTGTAATACCTGCTTTATAATCTGCACCAGAAGAATTATACCAAACTTGACCTTCACCAATTGCTGCAGGAGGGTCACTTGAAAGATGTTTAATTTTTTTTCCGTGTATAGTTTTATAATCCGTCATGATACATCAACCGTTCTTGTTGTGGCTGCATCTGTAAATTCTTCTGTTGCTGTTAAAAATCCAGGAGCATTTCTGCCACCAAAAGCAAGTGCAGAAGTATTACTAGCTCCAGCACCTCCCACATGATATCTTGCTGTTGCAAGGTTTGAAGTTTCTGTCCAAGAAGTACCATCATAAGTTTCAGTATTTGCTGTTCCTGTCCCTGGTGCTACTCCACTTGGAATTCCTCCATAAACAAGTGCAGAGGTAGATGTACCACTTGCACCTGCTAAAGCACCTCTTTGTGTATTTACATCAGGTCCTTCTGTCCAACTTGTTCCATCATATTCTTCAACTTGAGCAGTTGTTGCAGTTGATGAAGGTTGTCCGCTAATTGCTAAAGCTGCTGTTTGTGTTCCCATGCCTGCTAAGTAACATTTAGCAACTGATAAATTATTTTGTTCAGACCAACTTGTACCATTATATTCTTCTGTATGAGCTACAAAACCATCGTCTGTACCCCCAAAAGCTAACCCTGTTGTTTGTGTTCCCGCTCCTTGAAGACCATATCTAGCAGTCCCTAAATTATTTCCTTCTGCCCATGAAGAACCATCCCATTCTTCTGATTCATTATCAGCAAAAGTTGGAGATGAAGGTGGAGAAAATCCACCAACAGCTAAACCAGCTGTAGTTGTTCCACAACCAGCTAAGTAAGTTCTTGATTTAGTTAAATTAGCAGCTTCTGTCCAATCTGTACCATCATATTGTTCATGATTAACTGTAGCAGGACCACCACCTGCAATAAATGCAGCAGTTTGAATTCCATCATGTGCAGCGTTTCCTCTAGCAGTTCCTAAAGATGAACCACTTGCCCACGCAGCTATTTTAGGTGCAACTTTTATTTTTTGAACTGAAGAGTTATACCAAATTTGTCCTTCTTTAACGTTAGCAGGATCACTTGATACTGACTTTACACTATAACCTTTTACTGTTCTGTAAATCGACATACTATTCTCCTATTAATCATTCTTGAATAGCCAGCCTTGTGTTGAATCTGTAAATACTAAAGTGAAGGCAGCTCTTTCTGTTGATACTGTTAAATCGTCTGTAGATCCAAATATTTTTTCTGAACCATTGGCTGCTACTGTACATGCATTAGAATCAAATGTTCCAGCGTAGTCAACAATAGATACTTCATCTCCAATTGTTCCTGCTGGTAAAGTAATTGTAATTGCTGCTGATGTTGTATTTACAAATACACCTTGCCCAGCTGCAGCTGTAAAGTTTCCTGTTTTAACAGCTTGCCAAGATGTACCACCACCAATGTATGTTTTAACATCGGTCATTGCAACTTGGACCATTGTTCCATTATCGTTTGCTACTAATCTATCTGCATCAACTAAAGTTGTGCTTGTTGCTGATGTTCCACCATCAACTATATTTAGTTCTGCTGCTGTAGAATCTACAGCTGCTAATTTTGTTAAGTCTGCTTGTACTAATCCAGAAACACCATCTAATAAATTAAGTTCTGCAGCTGTTGAACTAACAGCTGTGCTTCCTAAAACAAGTTGTCCATCTGGTACAACTATTCTTGCAGCACCATTAAGTATTAAATCATCTACTGATGTATCCCAAGTAAGATTAGCTGAAGCTGTATCTCCGTAAAGTATAACATCGTATCCTTGATCATTTGCACCAATTGTTAATGTTGCGTCTAATTGAACTGCACCATCAATATCTACTGCATCTAAATTTGTAGTTCCGTCTATGTCTGCGTTTCCTGATATATCTAAAGTTGTAGCGTCTAATTCTCCTGCAACTGTTAATACTCCATCAGCCACTGTCATTAAATCAGTATCGTCTGTATGACCAATTGTTGTTCCATTTATTAAAACGTTATCTATATCTAATGATCCACCGCTAATTAATCCTGTTGTTGTAATTGTAGAAGAGCCTGTATCAATAGTACCAAATCCTGAAGTAATTGATCCTGAATTTAATGCACCTACTGTTGTAGCGGCAGTTGTAACAAGATTAGGCATTGCTGTAATTTCATCATCAAAATATGCAGCTAAATCTGTAACTGCAACTTGAACCATTGTGCCATTGTCATTTAATACAACCCTATCTGCATCAGCTACTGTTGTAGATGTGGCTGATGTTCCACCGTCAACAATATTTAATTCTGCAGCCGTTGAATCAATCGCAGCTAATTTAGTTAAATCTGCTTGTACTAATCCTGATACTCCGTCAAGTAAGTTAAGTTCTGCCGCAGTTGATGTAACTGCTGTTGAGTTAAGAACTAATTTACCATCTCCTATTGTAACTTTGTCATTAAATGATGCTGATCCAGCATCACTACCATCAAGTGTAAGCATTGTAATATCAGAACTATTATCAGTTCCTTTAAATATAATATCTGAATCATTTGCTGTAGCATCAATTGTAATGTTTCCAGATGAAGTTGATAAAGTAACTGCAGCATCACCAATAGTTATGTCATCTGCTGCTGAAGATACACCACTTGTAAAATATGTTTTAAATGTTGCAGCACTAGTCATTCTCATTGTGCCACCATCATTGTGAAGAATACCATCTGCGTCTGCAACTGCTGTAGTACCTCTTGCAGTATCACCATCTATTAAATTTATTTCTGCTGCTGTCGTAGTTATTGTTGTACCATTTATAGATAAAGCGTCTGTTTCTAATGTACCATCTATATCTGCATTACCAGAAATATCTAATGTAGCTGCGTCTAGCTCACCAGATAAAGTAATATTAGTAGCACCAGTAATTGCACCATCCATTGCAATAGCACCATTAATGTCTATTGTTGTAGCTGCTATTTGTACTTCTGTATCTGCAACAATGTCTAATTGACCGTCTGTAGATGAGTTAATATATAAACCGGTATCTCTAAAAAGAAGTTTATTTGTTGAGTTTAAAGTTAATCCTGTTCCATCAGTGTGTGTTAAAGTTGTATCTGAATCTGCACCAAAACTTAATACAGCAGAGTCACTTAATAATTTAAGATCATCACCAAGCACTGCATCTTTTGCTACAGATAATCCACCATCAGTTTGTAGTGATCCATCCGTTGTAGAAGTTGCTTCAGTCGTGTCGTCTGTTTTTACAATACCGCTTGCTGTAACTGTAGTAGCAGTTAATGCTTGTGCAGCAATTGTACTACCTGATTGTGCTGTAAAAGTATTTGCTGTAAATTGAAAATCATCTGCTCCTGCAATTTTAATATCTATTTGGTCATCTGTATCTGCTGTAATACTTGTATCACCGTCAGCATCTAAAATTAATTCTCTTCCTTCTACATCAAGTGATCCACCAAATCCTGCGTCAACAAGATTTGTTCCATCTGAATAAACTAATCTTGTAGTTTTTTCTGATACTCCAAAAGTAATACCTGTTCCTGATGCTGTTTTAAATTGAACAGTGTATGCACCTGATGTGCCATTAGTTACAATGTAAACTTTTTCTACAGAATCTGGTACAGTTACAATAGAATTACCTGTTATTGTACCTGTTAATTTTATAACAGCATGTCTTGCAACTGATGTAGATTCTGTTGCATCACCATCTGTAATACTTAATGCTGTTGTTCCACCACTAGTTACTGCTTGCTCTACATAACCAGCAATTGATTTTTCTATAATGTCTAGGTTGGTATTAGTTTTTGTTCCCCATGTACCGGCGTTTTCGCCAGTTGCCATTTTTTCTATACCGAGATCTGTATAACTTGATGCCATAATTTAATTCCTTAAGGTGAAGGTGAGTTAACAGGTATTCTGACAGTGCCGTCAGCGTAGTCATCTCTACGTCTTCTACCTAACTGTTCTCCTCCAAATTTTTCTACTTCTTGTTTATATTTTTGCTCATATAGTTGTAACATATCTGTTGGACCTTTTAAATAGCCATATGCCTCTACCAAACACGCATACAATAATCCGTTTGGAAAATTTAAACTAATATAACTAGTTTCATTGTCTGTTGCTTCTAATTTATCTGGTATACGGTTGTAATGAATTTGATATTCATAAGTTGAATCGGGAACAGGAGCTAATAAAATAGCACCTGAAGTAGAACTAGTATTACCTGTTCCACCGCCTTTCATTGCATAATATTTAGGTGATCCTGTGCTTGTATTTGCAGATACATATTCTTCTAAAAATGTTAAATCTTTCTTTTCTAACCAAACATTAGCACCAGTTGTAACAGAAGTTGATGTATAAACTTGAACTCCTCTAATGACTAACGCTCCTGCTGGAACATTTACATAATCTTGATTTGTAACTAAATTACCTGTTGTTGATGTTCTATATGCATCAATTGGCACATCTCTAAAAATTCTATACTCTGCATTTAAAACTAGATTTTCAATAACAGAATCGGACAGCACGGTGCTAGAAACTTCTGTGTAGTTTCTAATGTTTGTTCTTAAATCTGAATAACTTATTCCTGACATTATGCTGTTAGAGTTGCCGGACCTGCCGAACAATTCTCTCCTCCTCCTGATACTCCTCCACTTGTAGCAGTGTTTGTGTCTACAGTAAAGTGATAGAAGTCTGTTGTGTTTGTAATATCTCCACTAGAATCTCTTTTGCCAACCGTAATTGAGTAGCCTGCAGATTTTGCAACATTGGCTCCAGTAATACCATCAAAATTTTGTGGGTTTTTAAATGTTTTTGAAGTAGAAAGTGCACCTCTAAATCTTACTGTATCACCTGTAGATCTACCGTGACTTTTTTCTGTTACGTTTATTATACCAGAACTAGCTGCAATAGTTTCAAAAGGATTTGGTCCTAATATTGCAATAACTTCATTTTCAGTTCTATCTGGTCTTGCATTCATTAAGCCTTGTTCTTCTCCGTGCTTAGCTCTAATTTCTAATTGTGGGTGTTTAGATTCAAATTCTGATCTATGAACTAAAGAGCCATTCCATTCTCTCATCATTTGATCATATGGAAACTCCATTCCTGATCTGTCTGATATTGCTTTTGAATATTTTCCTCTTGCCATTATGATCCTGGGTAATAAACTTTTGGTGTTATGTGAACACTAGTAGAAGAGCCATCCTCTGATAATGCTCTAGCTAATTCATCTTCATAATATAATTTCATTTGTTGAACTAACTGTGGGTTAAATTTTTGTGCTAAATAAAAAGCTAAACCTGATACCATACACGGCACAAATCTAAATGGCACATCTGTTGCATCTGTATATGTTGAGTCTGCATCTTGAATTCTTTTTACATAATAAAAATGTAAATCTTTAGATGCATTAGATGAATCTGCTGTAGGGTAAACTGTAATCGTAGTTTTATCTACAAATCTTTGTACGAAATATTTTGATGGTGTGCCTTTAGATAGTTTATTTGATAATGCAGAATAAGTTGATCTGTCAATTTTTGTTAAAGCAGAATCTGCTTGATCAGTTGCAGTTCTATCAGTTCTTAAAGTTGCCTCAAGAACATCTGCAACTCCGTAAACATTTGATGTTGCATTTGTACCAGAACTTGTTCCATCACCACTTGATCTATAAAAAGTATATTCAGTTTGACCTTCAATTAAATCAATATTTGATTCAGCTACTTCCCAATAATGCAAACCTCTATTGCCCCATTCTTGAAACATTATGTTTAAAGAACGTCTTGCCGTTTTTAATTGATATCCAGAAGTTACTTGTGAACCTATTCGCTCGTATGCTTCAGCTATTAAATCATCAACAGCAAAAGTTTTGTCAAAAGTAACTGTGCCGGAAGTTGTATTGGCCATCAGTTACCTCCTTAATACGATTTTCTTAACTCTAATACTATTGTGTAATGATCATGAGCTGTATGACCATGTGTAGTCAAATCAATATCACCAGTAATTCCACCACCAGCATTATTTTTAATTCCACCAAATGATCTATAGTCCCAATGTCCTGAAACATTACCTGCTGCTGCACTTCCACCTAGAACTAAACCTACAACATTTGAAGTTGCATCAAATTCTAATGCTGCTCTTAATCCTCCAACATCATACCAAACTTGATCAATTGTAACTCTAGAACAAGCAGCTGAATCAGCTGATCGTGCGTTTAAAGCTGATACATCAACTTTTTTTACTGAGCTTTCTCCAGTTCCATCTGAAATATTAGTAAGTTTAATTACTGCTCTTTTGTCTGTGTCAATTATTGTTTGACTTGTTACTGCGTCTGCCATTTTTTTCTCCTGTTAGAGAACGGGGCTAAAGCCCCGCTCTAATTAAAGTTATTTATTAACCGTTATTGTAATCAAAGGCTGCGCCAGTGATTTTAATAACTAATTTACCTGCTGTGTAAGCTGCTTCAGTAGCATCTCCAGTAGTCAAGTAAAGATATTTTTTACTTAATGCTGCAAGTGTTGAT